CGCGAGTTTCTGTCGGGTTTCCCAAAAATCGTGAGGCTTGAAAATGGGAAGACGCGGCCCCCTGCCTGATCCGACATCCGAGCGGTCGACCACCGGCCGGAACACTCTCGCCCGACCCGCGACCGAAGTGGAGTCTGTGACTCCGCCGGCCCACCTGGCCGAGCGGCCGCTGGCCGCCGCCTTCTGGGAGGCCCACGCCCCGACGCTGTCGGCCGAAGGCCGCCTGCGCCAGATCCACGCGGAGGCCTTCGCCCAGCTCTGCCACTTGTTCGCCGACGTCCGCGAGCTGGGCCGCACGATCGCCGCGGAAGGGTGGATCACCGCGACCGACAAGGGCCAGGCGGTGTCGCCGGTCGCGCGGCTGCTGCGTGACTCGCGCCGGGACTTCGTCACACTGGCGGCGAAGTTCGGCCTGACCGCCGCCGACGAGGCGCGGCTACCGGCCGCGGAGATCGACCATGGCGAAGACGAAGACGATGCCCTCCGGGCCTTCACCGGGGCCTGACCGCCCCGAGGCCTGCCCGGGCTACGTCTTCGACGCCGCGGCCGCCCGCCGGCCGGTCGAGTTCATCGAGCGATTCTGCCGGATGCCCTCGACCACCGGCGGCGCTCCCGAGCCGCTCCGCCTGATCGACTGGCAGCGGGAGCGGGTGGTCGAGCCGCTGTTCGGGTGGAAGCGGCCGGACGGCCGGCTCCGCTACCGCCGGGCCGGGATCTTCTGCCCGAAGAAGCAGGGGAAGAGTTTCCTGATGGCGGCCCTGGCCCAGTACCTCCTGACCGCCCACCACCCGATCTCCGACGTCTACCTGGCGGCGGTCGACCGCCTCCAGGCCCGCGAGATCTACCGGGTCGTGTCGAAGTTCGTCCGGGCCTCCCCGCAGCTGGCGAAGCTGCTCGAGGTCGTCGACAGCAAGAGCCTGATCAAAAACCGCGAGAACGGGAACGTCCTCCGGTGCCTGTCGGCCGACGCCTACCGGAACGAAGGCCTAAACGGGTCCGTGATCGTGGACGAGATCCACGCCCACAAGTCGGACGCGCTGATCGCGGCCCTGACCTACGCGACCCGGGCCACGCCAAACGGCCTGGTACTCGCGATCTCCACGGCCGGCGAGAACAAGAACGGGGTCGGATACCAGTGGTGGAAGGACGCCCAGCTCGTGAGCCACGAGCACGGCGGCGACCCGGCCGCGAACCCGTCCTTCTACGGCCTGATCTACGCGGCCGCCCCCGACGACGACTTCTCCGATCCGGCCGTCTGGCGGCAGGCGAATCCGTCGATGGGGATCACGTTCTCCGAGGAGGAGTTCGCGGCCGACCACCAGGACGCGACCACCGATTCCCGGAAGTTCTCGCGCTGGCTCCGCTACTCGCTCAACGTCTGGGCCGACGGCCGGGATGAGCAGTGGTTCAAGGGGGACGCTTTCGCGAGCTGCCGCCGGCCCCCGCCGGAGGCGCTCGCCGGCCGGCCCTGCGTCGTCGGCGTGGACCTGGCCAGCAATCTCGACATGACCGCGGCCTGTTTCCTGTTCAAGGCGGCCGACGGATCCTGGGACGCCGTCATCCGCTACTGGGTGCCGGAGGAGACCGTGGCCGAGCGGGAGCGGAGAGACCGCGTCCCCTACTCGACCTGGATCCGCGAGGGCTGGCTGAACGTGACGCCGGGGGCGCGGCTCGATCACGAGACGGTCGCCCGCGACATCCTGGCCTTCGGGCAGGAGCACCGAATCGTGAAGGTCGGGAGCGACCCGTGGCAAGTCGGCCCGCTCGCGACGTTCCTGCAACGCGAGGGCCTCGAGGTGAAGGGGGTGGCCCAGACGACCGCCCGGCTCAACTCGCCGTGCAAGATGCTCGAGGGCCTGGTCGTCGAGGGGAAGTTCCGCTACGAGTCGCCGATCCTCCTCTGGAACGCGAACCACTGCCTGGTCTACACGGACGCGACCGGCATGATCAAACCGGACAAGGGCAAGAGCACCGAGAAGATCGACGGCCTGGCGGCCGCGGCCAACGCCTTCGCGATGGCGATCGACTCCGACGAGCAGCTCGACGGGCCGAGCCCCGACGACTACCGCATCGTGTCGCTCTGGTAGGGGCACAGGTTCAAGGGTTCGGGCCAGCGGCCGGACAATGCCACCCCCGGCCGCAGTACGCGCCGGGTCCCCGGATGCCGCCTGATGCCCGCCAAGAAGGCCACCGCCGCCACCACCACGAAGCGGCCCTCGCGGCGGCGCGGCAAGGCGGCCGGGCCGGTGATGTTCTCGGTCCGGGGGTCAAACCTGGCCCTGTCGCCTTCGGCCTGGAGCGGCACCGGCGGGAATCTGCTGGGGGGCCACATTACCCCCGAGATCGCGGTCCGGGTGTCGTCGATCTTCGCGGTCTGCCGGTTCATCGGGCAGGGGGTCGGCGTGATGCCGGTCCACATCCACCAGACGCTACCGAACGGCCGGAAGGTCCCGTTCAATCCGCCGGCCGCCTACTCGATCCGCCGGCGGCCGAACCCGTGGCAGACGTCGTTCGACTTCATGTCGCTTCAGGCCTACTGGACGGCGCTCCACGGCAACGGCTTTGCCCGGATCCTGCCGGGCGAGCGGGGCTTCATGTCCACGCTAATCCCCATGCACCCGACCCGGGTTAAGGTGGAGCAGCTGCCCGACTACTCGATCCGCTACCAGTTCCTCCAGGAGAAGGGCGGCTGGGTGCCGCTCGCCCAGACCGAGGTCCTCCACTGGAAGTGGATGAGCGAAAACGGACTCTGGGGAATGGCTCCGTCCGAGGTCTGCGCGACCTCGATCGGCCTGGCTCGCCAGCTCGACGTGGCCGCCACCGCCTACTGGCGGAACGGGGCCCGGCCCGACTTCGTGATCCAGACCGACGAGAAGCTCGACGAGGCCGCGATCGACCAGCTGCGGACGATGTTCCGCGAGATGTACGGCGGGGCCAACCGCGGAGCCCCGGCCGTGATGACGAAGAAGATGACGCTGACGCCCATGCAATCCAACAGCATGGAACAGAGCCAGTACCAGCAGCTCCGGGACGCGATCCTCCCCGATATCTGCCGCCACTGGGGCGTACCCTCGACGCTCCTGGGCGATGCAAAGATGGCCCGCTACTCGAACCCGGAGCAGGAGCATCTCTCCGCGCAGGTGTGGTGCATGCTGCCCTGGCAGAAGCGGATGGAGGGGCCGTTCGACATGGCGCTCCAGCCGGTCTACGGCGACGACGTCTACGTCCGGCTCGACAACCGCGGGCTTCTTCGGGGCGACTCCGCGAGCCGCGCGGCGCTCTACCAGTCGATGTTCAACATGGGGGCGATCACCCCGAACGAGATCCGCGACTTCGAAGACCTCGAGGTCCTCGACGACCAGGCCGCGAACGAGACCTTCATGCAGCTTGGGTTCTCGACCCTGGGCAACGCCGCGGCCGCGGCCGCCGCCCCCGAAGGCGAGGGTGTTACGGACCCTCTGCCGGCAGAAGTTTCGGCAGAGGATTCGGCCGCCGACGAGCCAGAGCCGGCCACCGGCATCACGAACGACCTCGCGGCCACTGCCCTAAACGGTGCCCAGGTCACGGCGCTCCTCGAGGTCCTGGCCCAGGTCTCGGCCGGAACGCTGGAGAAGCCGGCCGCGGTCGCCCTCATCACGTCCGCGTTTCCGACCGTGTCGCCCGACCTCGCCCAGCAAATGGTCGACGGTGCGATCCCCCTGCCGCCGCCCGACCAGCAGTCAGGAGACCAGCCATGAACGAGCAGATCGAACGACGCTACCTGTCGCTGGACGCCATCGGCGACGACGGCCTGTTCGTCGAGGAGCGCGAGGGCGAGGCCCCGAAGATTCGCGGAATCGCCCCGCCGTGGGATTCGCTGTCCGTGGACCTGGGAGGATTCCGGGAGAAGTTCGCGTCGACGTCGTTCGACAAGATCCTGGCGAAGAAGCGGCTGGACGTTCCGCTCCTGTTCAATCACGACGATTCCCAGATCCTGGCCCGGACGACCAACGGAACGCTTCGGATCTCGAAGGCGGACAAGGGTCTGGCCTACGAAGGCGACCCCGTGCCGACGGCCGACGCCGAGAAGGTCCTGACGCTGATCAGGACCAAGACGATCTTCGGATCGTCGTTCGCGTTCACGGTCAACCCGAAGGGCGAGGAGTGGGTCGAGGACGAACGCGGCGGCGTGACGCGAACGGTCCACGAGGCCTCCGGCCTTTACGACGTGTCGCCAGTCACCCGGGCCGCATACCCGTCGTCGAGCCTGTCGGCCCGGTCGCTGCCGCTCTGGAAGCGGTTCCGGAGCGTGGTCGCCCACCGGGCCGAGCCGAAGCCGCTCACGATCTCGATCGACTACGACCGCACGTTCACCGCCGCGCCCGGCCTGTGGCGGTCCTTCATCGTGGACGCCACGGGGCGCGGCAATCGGGTGGTGTGCATTTCGCGCCGCGAGGACACCGACGCCAACCGGGACGAGCTGCGGCTGGCCTTCGGCGACCTCGACCTGGCCGGGCTGCTGCTCTGCGGCACCGGCACCCAGAAGCGGGCCGCCGCGGCCGCCGCCGGCCTCGAGGTGGACGTGTGGATCGAAGACTACCCCGAGGGGATCCCGGACGCCGCGCCGGTCCCGCGGGGGACGCCGCCGGTCAAGGTCTCGACCCTGGCCGGGGCCCGGGCCGCGGCAGCGGCCGCCGCCGCCCGGATGCGAATCGTCACCGGCTGAAAGGAAAACGCCCAATGATTTCTTCCGCCCCCGTGGCCGTGGCCACGAACCTGGACGCCGGGCTTCTGGGGAAAATCCACGCCTTCGTCGAGGCCTCGAAGTCGGCCTCCGCCGACGGCCTGACCTGGGTCGAGTTTGGCGACCTGATGCTGGCCCTGCTCCGCCTGGTCGTGACCGCCCTCGACACGGTCGGCTCGATGACCGGCGCGGAGAAGAAGGCCCTGGCCCTCGAGGCCGTGGCCCACCTGTTCGACGCGGTGGCCGACCAGGCCGTCCCCGCCGTCGTCTACCCGCTCTGGCTGATCGCCCGGCCGGCCGTCCGGTCGCTGGTCCTGGCCCTGGCCTCCGGGGCGATCGAACAGCTGCTGCCACTCGTGAGGGCCTGACTATGGATCTCGTCGTCCTGCTCCTGATCGCCGGGGCGGTCTACCTGTTCGCCGGCGACCGGATCACCCACCTGGTCGCGTCGTTCGCCGAGAACGCCCCGACCATCGAGCGGAAGCACCTGGCCGGGGCGGCGCTCCTGGCCGCGGCTGCGGTCATGTGGGCCCGGTCGGGGCCGACGGCCCCAACGCCCGCGCCGCCCGCCCCCGACGCCGCGATCGACCTCCGCGGGATGTTCGTCGGCCCCGACGCGGCCGCCGACGCCGCGGCGGTCTCGGCCCACTTCTCCGAACTGGCCGACGAGCTGGAATGGGACGGCATGTCGGCCGAGCCGCTGGTGAAAAGCGGCGTGGCCTGGGACGAGCTGCGGACCCGGGCGAAGGCCATGCGGTGGAAGGGGGTCTCGCTGGGTGAGAAATACCCCCGGGCCCGCGAGGCGATCCGCGAGTACCTCGACCGCACGGCCGGCACGAGCGGGGCCCCGATGTCGCCCGCCCAGCGGTCCGCCTGGATCGCCGCCTACCGCGAGATCGCGAGGGCCGCCGATGTCTCGCGCTGAGTTTCGACACCTTCGCCTTCTGGCGTTCGTCCTGCTCCTGGGGGTGGCGGCCGCCTTCCTGATCGGCGGCCTCCGCGGCCGCCCGGCCGGCGGCCTGTTCGGCCTCGAGGCCTACGGCGACTTCGGCTACCACCCGGATCCCGACGGCGTGGCCGCGTTCCTCCGCGAGCTGCCGGAGCCGATGTTCCGCCAGGCCGGGGCCGAGACGATCCGGGAGGCGAAGGGGGTCGACACCTTCCTGTACCGCGCCGCCTACAAGGCCCACGCCGCCCTCTACGGCCGGCCGTGGGTCGTCGAGCGGCAGGGAATCGGCGACTGCGTTTCCTGGGGCTGGGCCCACGGGGTCTGGGTCGCTCAATGCGTGGACTGGGAGACGGGCCGGCTGGCGAACCCGCCGCCGTTCCCCTCGACCGAAGCGATCTATGGCGGGAGCCGCGTCGAGGCGCGGGGCCGGCCGGGGGACGGTCGCGCCGCTGTTGGCGGCTGGAGCGACGGCAGCTACGGCGCGGCCGCGGCCCGGTGGGTGAAGGACTGGGGGATCGTCTACCGCGAGGAAGTCGGCGGCCACGATCTCCGCGTCTACTCCGCCGACCGGGCGAAGAAGTGGGGAGCCTACGGGTGCGGCGGCCAGGGCGACGGCGGCAAGCTCGACGCGATCGCGAAGCGGCACCCGGCCCAGCACGTCGCGATGGTCAAGGATTTTGCGGCGGCCGCCGCCGCGATCGAGGCCGGCTTCCCGATCCCGGTCTGTTCGCTGGTGGGATTCGAATCTGTCCGCGACCAGCACGCCTACGCGCGGGCCTCTGGCCAGTGGGCCCACTGCATGGTTTTCGTGGCGGTCCGCTACGCGAAGAACGGGTCGCCCGAAGACGCGCTCCTGTGCCTGAACAGCTGGGGGCCGCGATGGATCTCCGGCCCGAAGTGGCCGGCCGACATGCCGGACGGCAGCTTCTGGGTCCGCCGGTCCACCGTGGACCGGATGCTGGGAAGCCAGCCCGACTCCTTCGCGGTCGGCTCCGTCGCCGGCTTCGGCTGGCGTGATCTCTCGAACGACGTCCTCGCTCCGCCCCCGCCCGACGAAGGCCCGGTGATGATCCCCGGACTGGATCTCGCACTCTGAGGAAAACCATGAAGCTCGACCGAAACACGCTCCTGGTCCTGGTGGTCGTTTTCGCGGCCGGCTGGTGGACCAGCTCGAGGCCCGCCCCCGGCCCCGGCCCCCAGGATCGGCCCGTCCTCCGGTGGATCGCGAAGGCCGCGAAGAACCTCCTCTGGGTCGCGGTGTTCGTCGAGCCGGCCCCGCCGGAGCCGCCGGCCGCGGTGGTGAAGTCGCGGGTCGATCGGGACGGATTCCAGATCCTCGAAAACGGGAACACCCTATGAACCTCTGGCGCTGGCTGATCTCGCTCCTGGTCTGGCTGTCGGCGGAGCCCCAGGCCCTGGACCTCGAGCACGCGAAGGCGGCGGCCGCGGTGTCGGCCGCCCGCGCGTCGATGGTCACGGCCGCGCCTGCGCCCCCGGCCCCAGCCCCGACCGACTGCGACTGCGGCCAGACCTGCGTCAACGGAGTGTGGAAGCCAGACGGCCGCGTCGAACAGGTCTGCCGCTGCGGCTGCGAACGATGCAAGCGGCAGCGGCAACAGGGCCGGGTGCCGGAGTCGTGCTCC